GCCGTTAGTGTTATAGATAGCTGGGTAGTTAGTACCATCTACAAACAGAACTTTATCATCACCGTCTAAGTTATACAGAACGTGTCTAGCTTTACCACCGTTAGTACTGGCACTAGTAGCTACACTATTCCATGAAGACCCTGTACTGTAGTAATACTGAGTAAGGTTACTAGCATTCTTACGTGCTGCTATCACTCTTCCAGAGCTAATTACTTTAAGAGACAGGATAGGACCACTTCCCGGTACTGTAGTAGTACTATACTTTTCAAAACCTTTTATCTTAGAGTAACCACCCTCTTTATTAGCTTCAAAGTTTTGTAAGATAGTAGCAGAGCCAACAGCATTAGTACCATGTTGCAAAGGAGACAGGTTAGACAATAACCCGCCCTTAAACTCAATAGGAAATGTTGTCCATTGTGTTGCCATTAGAAGTGCACTCTTGTATCTCTAAGATAATCTGTACGATTAATATGTATGCTTCGTAGTTGTTTAATGCCCTGCTCAAACTTGCTCAAGGATAATTGCGCTGCTTGCATGTCTCCACGAAACTGATACGCATAGTGCATAGCGCCATCTACAATAACATATCTATACTGTTCTGGAAGGTTAGGAACATCTGTAGGTAACTCTAAATCATAAGCTAAGGTGAAGTACTCATACACCACCTCATAGTCTTTGTTTGGCGTAGGGTAAAAAATAAGCTCTCTGCTTGGAGTTCTCACTACATGTGAGGGCACAGACCTAATGCTAGTGTTAGAGTTATACTCTGAATCTGCATATTTGTCAAGGTATTCTTCGTATGAAAGTACTTTTAATTTAACAGTTTCAACACCTAAAGTGTCATTACGCTTAATGCGAAACGTGTTCATGTTGATGGTTTTAGAATCGTAAGGCATACTATACCTAGCTTCACCTGAAACTAACACTTCAGTTTCTTCTATGTGGTTCCAGGGCCACTCAAACTCTTCTTGATTTATGTGTCTAATAGATGCATTTATAGCATCCTTAGTTAAACTATAGTAACCAGTAGCATTGGTGAAAGTACCAGATGTGAGTTCGACCTCATTTAGTCTTCTGTTTATATCATTAACTAAACTTAAGTAATCATATGCCATTATTATTTCTCCTTAATACGCAAGAAGATAGAACGTTCATATTCTAAGCCATTAGCTGTAGTAACATGACACACAATCGTATAGCGTATGTTGTTAGTTCCTAAAGCAAACCTAGCTGTAGAGACTTTATTATTCGTAGATATAGAGCTTTGCACAAACTGTAACCCGTTAACAACTTGAGCACTAGATACCTGAACTTTAGTCCCGTCTGAATCATGAATAGACCATACTGCTCCTGCTACGGTATCTGAACCTAAGAAGCGTGACCAATCTACACTATAGTCAACAACTTCATCTTTATCTTTATCAGGCCACTTATATGACATAGTTATTCCTTCTTATGCAGCATACGCAGTTGTTCGTTTATCTTGGGCAGATATCACTACAGTGTTGTTTTGTTTAGGTTGGATATAGACTGTGTTATCTTTATCTGGTTTTGTTAAGTACAGGATGTTTGTATATACAGGTGTATAAGGCGCTACATTCTCAGTTACAATAATCTCTTGCGGATCATTGAATGATATTTGTAGTCCTGTTGTAGTAGCTAGTGGTACAAATGCAGTCTTGCTAAACTGTACATTCTGACCATCTACTACATAGTTACCTCTATTAACTATCAGACGTATAGTTATGTTAGCATTAACAGTCTGTAAGTCTAGATCGAAAGAACCTTTTGTCGCAACTACATTTAAAGACTTTAAAAGTTCTACTTCTCTACCTACTACAGTAAAGTCAGCTTTAACAGGATCAATATGCCTACCAACATTAAGGGCAGTATCTGGTCCTGTAAGATCAAAAGACCCACTCTCAGCAGCTAAGTTTAATGGACGTAGTGCAGTCTCTTGTCCTGATAAGGCATAGGTGCCTGTTATAGGTGCAACAAACGTCCCATAGTTAAATACAGTGTCTTGACTAATTAATGTATTAGTACCATTATCAACACTAAGAGAACGTTCTGAGTTTAGTGTAGCATCTGTTCCACTTAATGTAAACGGTCCAGATCCCGCAACAACGTTATTACTTACTAAGTCAACGGACTGCCCAGTAAGAGTAAATACACCAGTACCAGCTATAAGATTGTTTGATACAAACTCAACACTTTGTCCAGTAAGTGTAAATACACCAGTGCCAGCTACTAAGTTGTTAGATACTAAGTCAACAGATTGTCCTACTAAGGAGAACGTACCATGTTGAACAGCAAGGTTAAGTGACCTTAGAGAAACATCCTGACCAGTTAATACGAATACGCCATGAGCAGCATCCATAATATTTGAGCGTTCTAGGATAAACGCTACAGCTTGACCAGTAGATGTAAACGATCCAGAATCAACTGCTATATTTAAAGATCTTAGTGCAGTGTTTTGACCAGTAAAGGTAAACGATCCAGTGTTAGCAGCAAACAGTCTGCCAACATTTAATTCAACAGGACGCTCCGTTACACTGAATGAGCCAGAACCTGCAGCTAAGTTTAACGGCCTTAGTGCAGCTTCCTGCCCAGTTAAAGTAAAGCTACCTGAACTTGCTACAAGATTGTTACTGCCAAGTGCCGCAGCCCGTCCTGTAAAGGTAAAGCTACCTCTGTTAGCACCCATAATAAGATGCTTAAATAGACCTACTGCTCTTCCAGTAAGATTAAATGTACCTCTATCTAAGGAGACATTTAAAGTCTTATTTAACCCAACAGACTGACCAGTAAATGTAAAGGCACCCTTAGATGCAACTACATTTAATGCCTTAACAAAGTCTACACTTTGACCAGTAAGTGTAAAGTCACCCTTAGATGCAACTACATTTAATGCTTTAGTAAGAGTAACAGCTTGACCTGTAAATGTAAAGCCGCCTTGATTAGCGTCTCTAACTATGTCAAAGGTAACAGCTTGACCTGTAAGTGTAAACGTACCTTGATTAGCATCCTTAGCTATATCAAAAGTAACAGCTTGACCCGCAAGAGTAAACGCACCACTCGCTGCATCTATTATATAGTCAATAGATGTAACACCACTATCCGCTAGTGGAGCAGATGCGAGTGGGCTAAATCCTAACATTAGTCAGCCTCTTCAATCGTTAGTGTGCCAGCGTCCACCTGCCGCATGATTTCAAAATAGTGGCGATTGGCTAAATCACCTAATGGTACGAATAGCTCTTGGCCGTCTATGGTGGCTTTAACGGTTTTTACAGCACCACCATTTGGATTGGCCATATACTTAGCCAATGTAATGTTCATTTCATTCATAATTATAACTCCGCATCAATTTGTATAGAGCCATTTTGCGCTACTCTCATTTGCAACGAGTGCCCTTGGGTGGTACTTGCCCCTGGAACCCCACCATACAATAAGGCGTGTGTACTGTGCGCATCGTCAATAGTTTCACTTAAAGAGTATTCAGTTCCAGAACCACTCTGATAACAGATAACATCAGAAGCAGAAATTGAAGGGTTTGTGCGTTTTTCAGTATATTGCAAAATGCAACGGGCTTGGTTTGATGTCCACCAATTCCCAATAGCTAGATACCCTGTTTGGCTACCTGCATGAAAAACCTCATAATACCTCAGGCACCTAGCAAGCTCGTCCCCATACGACCTGTGCGGGAAGTCGATAGCGCTGTCTCCAACGTTTAAGCAGACGCCTGTGATTTGCCATGTAGCGTTTAGAGTTGATGCTACTGGGTTGGTGTATGTTGTCGTAAAATCAGCGAAAGCAGATATACTATTCCATTCATTCGCCGTACCTCCAGTATAATTAGAACCATACTCAAGGCCAAGTCTAAGTCCTAGGCCCGTATTAATTCCAGAACCCCATCCCCCATCCGTAACTGGAGGGATTTTAATAATATGTCGCTGCCAAACATTTGCTTCAGTTACGTTATATGTAGCTGGAAAAGAACGTGTGCCAGCATTTGAAACGCCTATTGGTAACGTGCCTGTCGTTGAGCATTTGATGTAAAAACTTAAAGTTATAGGTTTGCAAGATGAAGTCCCAAGACCTAAATGACCTACATCATTACCCTCAAAGTTATATGTAAACTGAGTGTAATCTGCAGCAGAGGGGCTAGAATTAGCTGCCGTTGTTATTTGTGCTTTCAAGGATTTAGGGCTGACACCAACAACGCCATCGCTTTCCTGCGTAGCTGTAATTCTAGCAGTGGTTCCATTATACTGGTACATCACCCTGTCTAACAGAAAATCATCATTCGCTGGGCTAACAAAACTCGTTCCCCGCTGGCTTATGGTCATACCACCGTTAATCACCATGTTGGTGCCAGTTATAGCCCCATCATCTATCTGATTGCCAAGATTGGCTAGTTGCCTTGCCTTGCTGCTCATAAACTAATACCTCACGGTTTTGTAGGCCAAGTCACATCATCTAGTGATGTCGCACTTGCAGTTATATCTCTAAGCGCTTGACGATACGCTGTCTGCTCTGCTGTCATTGTACGATCTGAGCCAGCCCACCAGTCAGTAGCTGCAATTAGACGATC